ACAGTAGAAACTGTTTCAAACATCATAGCTTTCAATGATGAAAATGTTGGTTCGGTATATGTATCATTAGTTCCAACTTTTGTTGGGTTTTTAACTATACCTACTTGTGCAAACTTAGTATCTGATGGGAAATCTTTAGTTGAATCATCAAATCTTGCATATATCAAAACTCTATCAGTTCCTAATTCTTTATAAAGATCATTTCCATGCCCCAAAGAAGGTGGAATAATAGGGATCAACTTTGCTCTTTGGTTTGAAGGATGTGCTGAATTTTGCAATGCACCCAAATCAACCAAACCATAACTATAACCCTTTCCCCCAGAACTTACTTGAACGTCCTGAATAACACCTCCAACAATATCAACTCTCGCTTTTCCACCTTCACCATCACCAACAATATCAACTTCTTGACCCAATCCATCAGAATATGATCCACCAGCATTATCAATATAAATGTGCTTAATTTGGTTATTATTTAATGTCGAATCTCCATTTTCACGGATTCCTTTAATACCAGCATCATTACTAGTTGACCAATTATTAGGAACTGTAATATATTCTGTTGAATCAAACTTTAATATGTCTGAAGGTGAAACTGTGTAAAGATACTTCCAAATATATCCATCACCACTAGTACCTGCTCTAGAGGGTTCTAAATCAGTAAATGTTGGTTCATCCTGAGATATATTACCTTTTGGATTAGAACCAGTAGATCCGTTTGATATACAAAGATATACTTTAAAATCAGAGTTCATTACATAGTAGTTCGCATTATACAATCTACTAGATGATGTAATAGGACTTTGAGATCCTTCTTCAGTTGAATAATCATCACGATACATTTCATATCGTTTTCCAGCAGCCCAATCAATTCTTCTAATAATTCTTCTGATGTTTGCAGAAGAAATCCTCTTACCATACATCATAGTATCTCCCGTATGAGAAACACGAGAAAAACTATCTATAGGTTTAGGTGTCTTAGAAGTATCATTCCAACCACTACTTCTACCATACCCAACCCTCACATCTGGATCTGGAGTTCCAGCTGGATTTGGCAATCCTATGAAAACATAGTATGAATTTTGAGTTGACTCTACTGATTCAACAAAATTGTTTGCGTTTAAAATCCTAAACTGATCAGTAACAATTGCTGGCATGATTATTAATTAAACTTTTTTTCTTTATTTATAGACATAATTAAATACCAGTAACTATTCTAATAGAACCAGTGTTTCTTAATCCAGGTTCTGCATCAACACCGCCATAATTTCTTCTTTGAATAGTTGGGAAAGTTGTTAATCCAGCATCAACAGTTAATCCAGTAACTCCTATAGAAATTGGAGATGTTGATCTAGTTCCATTATACAATCTACCCCAAGATATTTTTCCAAGAGAAATTGTTGCACCAATGTTTGTTTTATCAAAGAAACCAGTTGTTGCTATTCCGACAATACCATTGGTAGTACTTAAAACATTACAAGTAATTTCTGCCTGATTATCATTTAGTTGAGAGAATGAATGAACCTTGTAGATATTATCTAAGAAAGTAGATCCAATTGAAACAATTTCATTATCATTATTGTCAACAGATGTAACTCCAGATCCTACAGATATTGAAGTATCTTTAATTAAAATTGGATATCCAACTGCTAATTTATTTGCATTTGATTTAAATGATGTGTAGAAGAATCTAAGTAATAATCCACCACCACTACTTTCACCTGTTATTCCAGTAATAATACCAGTGTAACCTTCAACATTTGAGAAAGAAGTAATCTTCTCAGTTTCATATTGCGGATGTCTAACTATACATTGTGGTGGATTGGTCTTACTATAACCCAATCCAATATTAGTAATATCATAATCAGTTATTTTTCCATCTACGATAGTTGCAGTTGCTTCTGCAAATGTAGATACTCCAACAACAGCATACTTAGATTTTTCAGTTGTTCCAATACCAACTCCAATTGGAGCAGAAATGCTTATAGTAGCAGCAGAACCAACATAACCACTACCAGAATCATTGATTGTTAGAGATTCGATGTCACCATCATTGGATACAGTCGCAGATATTGCTGCTGGTGTTCCAGTTGCAGGTGACATTAATAATGCGTCAACTGCACTAATAACAACATTGTATCTGTCTTCAGCCTCTAATGCTGGATTAGATTGATCTTCATAGAAGAATGATTCGGCATCATCAACAAATATTCCACCATTAAGTCCACTACCATCAGTTGTTGTTACATCATATATCACTTTTGCTGTTGGATATATTTGTGGTTCAATAGTTTCTCTTGCTTTGGAAATTAATTCTCCTTTAATAATCTTATCTTCTTTCTGTTTTGTCCAATCAAGAGGTTTAGATTGATTTTCATTAATACCGATTCCACGATACATTGTAGTTTCAATAAGATCAGAACCAAGAATATCCTTTACTGTCCTCTCTTTTTCTTGATCAATAGTATCTGGATATGATGGATGCTTATGAATAATAACATCATCACCAATTTTAAGGGTTTCATTTACATTAACTAATTCAATATCAACACCATCCTGACCCTTATAGAAGAATACATCAACTTTATCACTTGCCATAGGAGCTTCGGTGAATGTAAATGTTGTTCCCCCTTCAAATTGATATGCAATCTCTGGTGTTTGCAGAACACCATTAACGAATATCAATAATACAGCAGTTAGATCAATTTGATCTCCTAATACAGAATCTTCATCAATTTCAAAACTTAATAATTGACCATTAAAGAATAATGGGAATCTCTTTCTAGTTCCATTTTGCATAGAACCAATACTATCAATGAAATCTAATTCACCAAACTGCCATGCAGAGAAGTAATCATTAAATGTTTGAACAACTTCTAGTTCAAATTCTTGTAAAGGTTTCTGCAATCTCTTATCAGGAACCAATCCTACTGGTTTAAACTTATCACCAACAGCGAATGAGTGACCAGATCTTGCAACAGTAAACTCAGATATTTCAAACATACTTCTAGCAGTCCCAACTGAGGTTCTAGCAGCACCAACTTTTAAGTTTAATAGAAGATTACTTCCAGTATCTTCAGTTTTTCCTACACCCAATCTTGAAATACCAACAACAGGCATATTTTCATAAATTGGTTCTGGTGTAATAATTTCAGGATTAACGTATCTTGCACCAGGATCCTTAACAATAAACTCTAATGCACCACCAGTTCCAGCAGGTGATTTACCTACTTGCAACCTCATAGTGTTTATTGTCACTTTACCAACAGGAAGTGGTAAATTATATGCAGGATCAGTTATACGAGGATATGAATGAAGTGTTTGATAAGCATCATTAGCACATCTAAAGATTATAGATCCAGCTGCTATTGTTGCAGTTGCATTTGATTTTTGAATACATCCATTTACAGTTTTACTAGGTACAAATGTATGTGTAAATTGATCTGCAGATGGACTTGGATTAACATTAACTCTAAATGTATCTGGAGTAGAAACTGCTGCAATTTCTAACCATCTTCCACTTGCATAGTCAGTTGGTCTTGGATATCTATGTTCTGTTTGATTATTATCTTTAGAACATGTGAATGTTAAACCATAATCCTCAATTAAAATCTTATCCCCAACAGAAAATCCATGAGTTGCTTTAGTTAGAGTTAGATTTCCAGTATTCTTAACGTAAGATGCAGCTGTTGGTGTTATAGTTGAAGCACCACTAACATTATGATTATCACTTCTGATAATCATTTCACCAGTTGCTGGATCGTAAGATGCATCAGTTATAGTTGTAGTTCCATAAGAAACTGTAACACCATTTACAACAGCACTTTCAAACTTATGCTTATTAACCGCAACCTTAGATTCGATAATAGCACCAGTTCCACCACCTCCAATAACAATTGGATAAGCTTGTGCAGATATAGGTGTAGCAGTCGAAGTTCTATAGCCACCAGCTCCACCACCACCACCGTGTGAACAGCCTTTAGCACCTCCAGCACCACCAGCTACAATTA